CGATCTCTCATGGTTTTGTAAACTCAAAAGTGTCCGGGAAATTCATTATGTCGCCGCCGTCCATATCGATCGCTCTGCGATCAGGGTTCCAACCACCGGCATCTAATATCTGCTCAATGCTCTCGCCATCAGTCTGGATGGTTTTGTCATCCATGTCCTGTGTGACGATCTGTTTTCCCAATAAATCCGTCCCATCCGTGCAGTAGAAGTAAATCTCCCGTTTATTCTTGATCGGATAGGCGACTATGCGCGAGATGTAGCCGTAGAAAAGGTTATAGGTTACTTCGCCATAGACCGCCTGTACCCGAACGGGCAACCACAGCCTTATTTTTGGGTAAAGAGGCGAAGTTGTCAGTGTAGGGTAGTATTTGCCCGACGAATTCTCCAGAGTTAGTTCGAGCGTTGCGGCCGGGTAAGTATTGGAATCCTTATCCTTGCCGCGGCTAATCCTGATAGCCTTAACATCATCAGTGATGTCATCATATGTGCCTGTGAAATCATGATCTCCTGCCCAGTCAGCGCAATCCCAATCCACGCAAACGGAATATTCGGGCTGGCTCACAGATGCCCTCCTACCGAGTAATAATTCGTCCTGATGGATGGCGTTACCGAGCGCCGGGTTTCCTCATTCAATATACGCTGTATATCCCGTACCAGTGCACGCTTTGAAATCTCGTCGCCCATATAGTTGCCGATAGAGAGGTTGATATTGGTGATCTGCGTGCCAGCGCCTATACCGCTAAGCCGGTCCAGCGGTATGATCGCTTCAGGACCTGCCTCGCCGACCATGGCCAGTTGCGGTTGAGCCACGATCCCGCCTGCGGCATAACCCCAGACGTGCATCATCCTGGCGGTATATTCGGCCCTCGTCTCGCCCAATAAGGGTTTGGCGTTGATATTATCGATCTGCCCGGCCACATCTTTAAGCGAATTGCCCAGCGCATCCACACCGCCTTTCTGATTGTTGATATTGTTGAGTTCGGTCTCGATCAGGGCGATGGAGCCGGCCGCAGCGGCCGCACCAATGGCTAACTGAATCCAGCCTTTGGGGCCGGACAGCGCCTGCAAGATAGCCATTGCGACGGCAGCGCCTTTGAGGGCTATTCCAACCGCCAGAATGGCCGCGCCGGCCTCGGCTACCGCACGGACAAGGAGGGGATTCTTATCGATCCACTCTCCGATGCGCCCGACTATCTTGATAAGCCAGTCGACCAGGTTAGTAAAAGCATCAGTCTGCGCGATCCTGGCCACGGCCGCCTCAAAGACGATCTTGAGGGTGTCCAGCTTGTCGTTGAGATCGGCAGCCGCTTTGACGGTCTTCTCGGAGAACACGATGCCAAGCTCATCAGCCTTCTGCTTGAGCCGCTCGAAGCCCTGGGCACCGCTCTCCAGCATGGGCAGCATATCGGTTCCGGACTTGCCAAATATCTTGATGGCCAGCGCCGCCCGTGTGCCCGCATCCCGTATGCCGGCCAGCGCCCGCATCACAGCATTGAATTGCTGGGATGTGTCCATCATTTTAAGATGGTCGATGCTCAATCCCAGTTCGGCGAAGGCATCTGAGCCTGAGTAGACAGCCTGCTGCATCTTCTTGACGGCCACCTCTAATCCGCCCAGATCACTGCCGCTCATTTTGGCTGCGTACTGCAGGCGCTGCAGCTCCTCCACTCCGATGCCGGTCTTGGTGGAGAGGTCTTGAATGGCATCAGCCGTCCTGGCGAAGTTCACCGTGGCGCCCGCCACAGCGCCGGCCATGACAGCACCGATACCCATGAAGGTGTTGGCCGTGCTGTCCACGGCGGCCTTGATGTTGCCGAAGGATTTCTTGAAGTCGCGCTCGGCTTTGCCCAGCTTGCGGTTGAAATCCTCGACATTAGCTTTGATGACGAAGAGCAAACTTTTCTCGGCGTCAGCCATCCTTTACCTCGAAATAGCGTTGATAAATCTGTATAACATTGAGCATCTGATCGGGTGTCTGTGTCTCTTTTTTCCTATGCCCCGGCAGGAAATCGGCCGGGCTGAAGGGTTGAGATCGCCTGGGGTCTCTGTGAATGTTGGCCAGCACCGCACAGATCAATGCGGCACGATAGTCTTGGCGTTCCAGAGATAGACGGTAACGATCGAGCAAAGCATTGAACTGCTTTAAGGTCAGCTTCCAAAAGGATTCATCGGTGAGCTGCAGGTCATAGCGTGCGCAGGCCCACAGCTCCAGCCAGGGCGGCCTTAGGTAGGGTTTGCGCTGCCCTCTAAGATGTAATTGGTGAACTGCTTTAATTGGTGCAGCTCAACCTCATCCTGCACCTGCTCCAGTGTCAAGGACGGGTCCTCTTTGAGCAGGCACAGCCAGAGCAAAGTCTCAACATCGGCCAGGTCCAATACCTGATCTTCCTTGAATAGGTCTTTGCCCGTCTTCTCTTTGAAAAGATCGAGGGCTTTGCGCGTCACCCGGGCATGGCGTTCCTTGTCCAGTTTGATGGTGAACATATATGCTCCTTAGCTGGCCGCCCTTGCCACTCTGATGGTATAGGTCTTGGCCACCTTGCCGGTCTCGGTCACCACAATGGTTATGGTCGTGACACTGCCGGCCGCGCCCAGGGCGATGGCGCCGGAGGACTGGCCGGTTGCAACTACATTGCCGTTGACCGTGATCACCCCGGCGGTGGCGGTCGGAGTCACGGTGACTGAGCTTACACCGGTGAGAACCGTAGCTATATAGTCATAGGTAGTCTGAGCCGGGGCCGGTAGGATCACCGCGCTTTCACTGATGGAGAAGAAGGGTGTGGTCAGCCCGGTCGAGGCGCCGATAGCTAATGTGGGCTTGCCGGAGATCTTGAGGGAGGCGGAGAAGTCGATCTTGCCGCCCACCGCGTAGTCGCCGACCTTGAACTTGGTCACCAGCGCATTGAACGACCATGTTGCCGTGATGGCTGTAGGTAACGTCAATACAAACGATTGCACCGTCATGGCCAGCTGGTCGGCCATCAGGGCGACCTGTCCATCGGTGTCCCCCGCTATGAAGTTGCCCTCGATGGGCACCTCGCTGGCCTCAAACCATGTACCGATGAATTCCTTGAAGCTATCCGCTGAAGTCAACGTAGTGACGTCCAGCGTCTCCAGATTGATCTCGATGCCTCCGATCTTGGTGATCTCGGCGATGATATGCCCGTCTCTGGCCAAGGTAGCGCCTTTAGCGGCAATGGCATTGCTCATGATTTCCTCCTACTCGTTGTAGTCGATTAGATATTCCACTGGAACATGGTAGAGCCCGGTCTCAGACTCGTATAAGTCCTGCTCGCCGTCATACTGGATGCTGACCCGCACTCCGCCGGTTCCGCCGATGATCTCGTTATTTTTGTCCTGCAGGGCCAGCTGGATCTGCTCGGCGATCTGCTTGGCCGCATAGTATGTCTCGGAGAAGATGGAGAACTGGAAGCGCGAGTTCACCAGGTGAGAGGAGGCGGTTAACGTCCGCCCCCTTGTCGCCGAGACCTTGAAGAACACGACGTAAGGAGTCTGCACATCCTGCGGCGCGTTGACGTAGTAAAGTCTCTTGCTTATTAGGGAAGTTAAGGCCGTCTGTGCCAGCAGGTGTTTCAGGAGTGCGTGTTCAACGTACATTACTTTCGTGCAGCCTCCATGATCATATCCAGGAGACTGTCCTTGATCTTGGTGTAGACGCGGGCGATGTTGGTGTCGACGGCAGGGCGGAAGAAAGGCCTTGCAGGGCCTGTACCGGTCGGTCTACCCGTTGTCTTCTGAACGCGCGGTTTGGTGCCGTATTCAATCAAATGCGCGTGCGGTGCGATCTTGCGGTCCACAGCCGCGGCGGCCGAGCGCGGGTAGTTGCCGATCTGCCGCAGGAACTTGGATTTGATGCTCCTTTTAAGGTTGCCGGTCGGGCCCTTGGGCGCCTTGGACCTGGCAGCGTCAGCGATCACTTTGGCTCCCTCCATCATCACAGGCTCGACCTTCTCGTTGGGCAAGGATTTAACCAGATTACGCAGGGTATTCTCGAATTCCTTCTTGCCCTCGATCTCAACGACAAATGCATCCATTAATCCAGTCCTTCTGAATACATTAAATGCAGCTCCCTGCGGTTCTCCTGCGGATGGACGATCGAGACGATATTGAGTATCCTGTCGCCATACTTGATGCGCATGGTGGGTTCAATATCATCGCGGTAGCGGATCCTCACCCGGCCGTCTACCTTGGCTTCAAGCTGGTTGGCCGCATAGTAGGTTTGACCGGTGGCGGGCTCGATGGCTGCCCAGACCGTGCAAAAAGTGCTCCAGGTTAAGATAATCTCATCGATGGCATTCTTGGTCTGGGTCTGCTTCTCAATGACGATGCGATGCCTTAACTGCCCAGCTTTCATTTAAAAGCACCTGTCCTGCCAGAGCAGGGCGTCCACGCTCATGGGCGCCGGGTAGAGCTGGCTCTGAGAGATGGCCTCCCTGTTCTCGTAGAAGTGCCCGACCAGCAGCTTTATCGCATACAGGACTTTAACGGGCACATCTTCAGCGCTGTCCCCGTAGCCGCAGACGAAGGTGATGCAGACACCGTTTGTGGGCCGCAGGGCTGTCGTTGGCCAGGACTTGCCGTAGTTGAGGGAGAGACGGCCAGGCTGGGACTGGGTGTCCACATAATAGTTGCTGTCGTGCAGTGTGCTCTCGACGCCCTCCGTATCGTAATACTTGATCGATGACACGGACTGCAGCGGCGGCCAGGGGAGGTAGATATTATCTTTGGCCGGGAACCTGTCCAGCCACATCTGCCAGGTCTGCGTGATATAAGCTCGCCGCTGGAAGCCCTCGCAATACTGGCGGGCCGCCGTGATAAGTGATGAGAGCAGGGTGTCCTCAGTTATTCCGCTGTCCAGGCGCAGGTGCAGCTTGATCTCCTCAAGGCTGACCGGCTCGATGGCCGGTGCCGAAGTCTGGTTTAAGCCCATGGCCTGTTCCTCTTTTTTGGCCTGTCCTCAGCAGGTTCCTGCGGCTGAATTGATGGAGCCTCCACCAGCTCAGCGTGGCCCTGCTTGATCAGCTTCAGCGCCAGGACGTCGGGCAGGTCTTCAACCTGGCCGGACCTGTCCCTGCCGTCGATGATGATGCTTTTATATTTGATGATCATTTGATGTTTATCCCCCGCCTGAGCTTGTCCTCGACCGGTTTTGCCGGCGCCGGCCGGCCGCACTGGGAGCAGACTATCTGACCGTCGCTGTAACGGTAATATTTACACTTGCAGACGGCCTTGACCGGCGTTACATTTGAAGCTGTAACGCTGTCCGATTTATGTTTCTCACGGTAACGCCGTACCCTTTCGCGAATCTGTGCGCGCTCTTTTTCTTTA